CGCCATCAGCCCTTTTGGCTAACCTCGACTTACCCTCTAGTGATAAGTTTTTGGCGTATACATCAACTTCCCATTCAGGGACATTCATTTTTCTAATTTCGCGGCTACTAAAATGAGCAACCGCTTGGTCTATAAGATTTGCCATTAGACAGTCGCTGTAGTTAGTGCGCCAGTGCCTTGAACACTGATTGATTGCTCAACCATTCCGTCAAATGATGAACTCTTGCCAACACTTGTTACTAAAGCAGTACCGCTGTAGTAAGTAGCGCCAGCGCCATCGCCTTCTGGGTATAACGCCAAAGTAACACTAGAGCCAACACCTAGAGCAATCTGCCCGTTTGTATCGGTTTCATCCCAGTACACGTCTAAAGACCCATCAAAGGAAGTCAGTGTGACAATGTGAGTTCTTGCCGCATCGCCCATTGTTGTGTCTTCAACAGTGTCCGCTGTTTCATTTAGGGAGAAAGAACGGACTTCTGCAACATCATTAGCTCCGACTTTAACAACCCCATCCTTTCCGGTATGAGTAGCCATTTTTTAATCCTCCTCGGATTCTGTGGTTTTCTTCGCCTTAGCGGCCTTTTTATCAGCAGGAGCGTCCGTCCGAACCCAGCCCTTTGATTCCATGTATTCCACCCTAGTAGAGTGGACTTGAATAGTTGTTCCGTTTAACGTCATCTCAGTCATATCAAACCGCCGTTGTTGGATTGTTTTCTTTAGTTGCGTACATAACTTGAACGCGAAGCGTAGCCCTTGCTACAGGCTGGTCCCCGTCACCGGAAAACTCAGCATCCATACTCAAAACCTTAGTGTCCTTTGCATACCCACCTCTTGTGGTGTCAGTAGCTAAGGCAACCTCTATTTCTGAACAGATAGTGTCTATCTGATTGTCATAAGCGGAGTTGCCACGAACATAAGCCTCAACATTCACATTCAATGTGCGAAATATCGTGCGTGGCGGTCCCATCACTGCGTATTCGTCAGACTCATCAGCCGTGTAGATGGCTAGACCCGGCAAGTTATCGTCCGTAAGCGGATAAACCCTACTGACGTAAACTCTGGACCCTGTGGTAGTCAGTCCAGTAAGCGTGGTCTTTATGTTGTCTCTGATAGACTGCCGAACATGAGGCATTAGTTTTTACTCACTATCAATTCAGTCATGCCAGTGCCATCAGCCATAACAACGTGAACAGTGAAGGTATTGCCGCCATAGGCAACGCTATCTCCCTCACTTGCTGTTGATATATCAGCGGTCCTCATTGTTAAGCGAGGGCGAGTGACCGCAAAAGCAACTGATCCACCGGCTTCAACTGCTTCATACTCATTATCGACAATGGCTTTATAGGTAGCCGCAGACCCACCTTGAAGGGTGTACGACACATCAATGCCGAAATCACTCAGCATCAAAAGCCTGTCTGAAGCGCTCTCTACAGCCATCTAAGAGCTTTTCTTCTTAGCCCTAGTGCGAGGCTTGTTATCTTCTTGCAGACCAATAGAGCGGTCCTCAGTCTTCACAGGCTCACTGTATGGCGCGATGCGACCAATGCCCATTAAGGCTCTAACTTCATCCACAGCAATTTCAACAACATCGCCTACATCGCAAGTCTTGCTGTCAATCACACAGCGCTTTAATACTTGATATTTCATAACTTTCTCCGCAGAAAAACCCCAGCCCGAAGGCTGAGGCTTTCTATTTTGCTATTAACCGTCGTTACCGAAGGCAAAGCTTTGAGCGTGACGTACTGCTACATCAACACTCTGCAAGGCTACAACGCGAACGGTGCCGGTTGTGCTCAAGCTGTATGGGTCAACAACTAAGTCGAGTCCACCGAACATACCAATCAACAGGTCTGAGAAGTTACCGAAGTAAAGATTCCCAGCAGTAGCTTGGTTTGAAACGATGCCACGATAGCCGTTCATGGTGCCGCCGGGTTCAACTACGAATTGAGCAGTGTTAGTTGCCTTCTCAGTAGTCTTCAACGCGCCGTACATGCTTGCAGGCAAGATGTAAGACAGGTTACCCATTAAAGCGTTGTCTTCAGCTACAGCAGTTTCCAAAGTCACTACCTCTGCAAATGTTGGGTTTGCAGCAGCGAAAGCAGTTACCGTGTTAACGCCAGACTGATTCAGGATGCCTGTTGGGTTACCACCAGTACCAGAACCTTCAAGGCCAGCCTTGTCGATTGCGATAGCGATAGCAGTCGCTAGGTCATCACGAATCAAAGCTTCAACGTCTAAAGAGCTTTGGATTAGCAACTGGCGAGTAACGTCAGTGAATGCGCCCAAAGTCTTAGGTGCTAAAGCAACATTGCCGATAGTCATTTCAGACTCAGCAACAGCTACGCCTTCAGCAGAAACGAATGCCGCAGCAGAACCAGCAGTCTTCTTGGGGATTTTTACGTCACCAGAAAGACCAGTCAGCATACGAGCACCAGCTTGCATTACGCTTGAAGCATTACGCAGAGCGTCGATGAAATCTTCACCACGGAAGTCCTCACCAATCAATCCGCCATCACTTCCAGCAGACATATCACGCTTCCAGTTACGCATTACGTCAGAAGGAATCATAATTCCCTGTGCGGTAGTGCCGTACTGTTCAGCAGCAGCGCGAGAAGCCTCAAACTCAAAAGACGCAGCTTCTTGAGCGCGACGATCAGTAGGGTTAGCTAATGCGTGAATAGCGCGAAGGAAAGAGAATCTCTTCACTTCTTGGTTGGTCATACCGATTTCGGTGTCTTCCAACGCACGGGTGCTGCCAATCTTTTCTAGCAACTCACCACGAAATTCTTCGATAGAGTTACCTGCTGAGATAGCTCTCTGAGCCATATCTGATTGATCGTGACGTGAACCTAACTCAATGATTTGAGCGGCGTTTTTCTGAGCGGCTTGACGGGCTTGAGCCTCAACCGCTGAAATATCAACTTCTGACATAGTTTTATCCTTGTTATCAGTAATGATTATTGGTTGTTGCGAAGCCTCGCTAGACCGACCCACGCCAACTGTCACATCAGCGGGAATAGAAACTAGACTTGCTTCATGGATACGAAAGCTTTTTACGACATAAGTGTCCTTACCCTTTCGCTCCATTTTGTTAACTGAGTAACCAATGCTTACGTTTGCCTTGATTCCATCAGTAACGTCATCGAAAGCCTCTCTAGCAAGCGCACCTTTCCCAAAGCGCACCGTCGCCCGAAGTCTACGGGCCGAGCTATCAAGACTGACAGATTCAATCACACCAACCTGCTTTTCTGGATCATGGTCCAGTAAGAGGGGGGCGCGTCCAGATTGTAGAAACGACAAATCCATCGCTTCTTCTGAGTGTTCTAAGACTTCCATGCCGAATGAGCGCATAACAGGCTCTTCGCTTGATATAGCCATTCTCACAGTTCGCGTATCTTCATTGATAGGCGACATATCCATTGCCATTGCGCGGGTGTGAGTCTTTTGTAAAGCCCTCTCCTCCTCACCAATTTCTGCAATGTTTTCTAGGTCTTCAGACTCAAGAGCATCATCTAATGCTTCTTCGTCATCAAATTCTTCCAATACAGCCTCAATCTTACGGCTTATTTCATCAACAGCCTCAGCCAAGGTAGTATCTGAAGCATCTTCTGTAAGTTGCTGATTTTCAACGATATTATCCATCTTGTCACTCCATTTATTGTCACCGCCAGACAGCGCTGCTCGATCCTTCTCTTCATCAGCCTTATCCATCGCCTTCTTGACTCTGCGCGAAAACGCAAAACCTGCGTCACCACCCCATAAAGCCCAAGCTATGCGACCTGCTGATGGGTATCCCTCCTCACCCGGACTAAAGCCTTCAGCCTGCTTATCGACCTCATGCCTAGAAAAGAAGGAAAACATTCTTCTAATAGTTCTTGGGGACAACTGCTTTCTGTTCGATATATCCCTAGCCCGTGCAACACCAACCTCAGTGCCCCCGCGACCAAATTCTTCACGCCAAGCAAGACCCTTTCTGGCCTCACTGACCATTCCGTCATTAGGCGTTGTTTTTAACTCAACCCCTTTATACGTCGGCATCTTCATCACCAGAGACAAGTGCTTCAACAGGCGCTAAAGGCCCAGCGTAAGGTTCTAAAGCGTAAGTAACGCCAAATTGCTCCATTAGAGCCTTATCCCTTTGAATTTGAGCCAGTAGTTCTTCAGTGTCTTTGCCGTAATTGCTGGCAACGTCCTGCAAACTCAAGATTCCGTTCTTTAGACCAAGTACAGCCGCAGTCATTTCCTTCTGCGGGTCTACCCAAGACCACGCCCTGCCCCTGAACTCACTCTTTTCTACAAAACGGTCATATTCTCTAATTGGAACGATGATCGCGCCCATCTCCATAGTGGACGCTAACCAAGCCTCATAAACCTTGCGAACAAAGCTATCAATGAGGAACGCTTGTATATTTCTGTATGTATCACGCTCTTCTAGCGCGCCCTGCCTAATGCTGGAGTAACTGGTTGCCTCTAAATCGTTCGATAAAGACGTGTAGGAGGCTCCCTCAAGGCCGCTTGAGATACCCTTTAGAATCGCCTTATGAAACGATTCAAACTCGCTAGAGGGGTACTGAGGGTCAAATGCGGTGAAGTCCACGCCATTTGGCAACTGGTGGAAGGTTCCCGGCTCTGCATCCATGATTGGCACATTGCCATCCATGTCATCAGCAACAAACCCATCGCCAGCGGGAGAGGTGAAAAAGCCCATCTTGGATGCGCCAATTCTTGCGTTAACAATCGCCGCTTCTCTCAAGCCATCTAACTGCTTCAGTCCAGCCATTGACGGTGCCATCCAAGGCTCACCTCTAGTCTGACCAGCACGCAAACGCTTATAGACGTGCAACATTTTGTTAGCAGGTATTCTTATATGCTTTGGGCTTTTAGACATTGAGGTGAAGTCGTAATCACCCGGATGATACGAAAGTAGATGGTAGGCGATTGGCTTTCTGAAGCGATCAATCTCAACACCCATTCTTACTTCATTGCCGTTTGGCAGGAACTCAGAGAATTCTTCGTCAACACGGTCTGACTCAATCATCTGCAATGAGATTGAATCCTTGAACTCAGCGCCTCGGTGCAACATTACAAATGCCTCACCATCCCTAGCGACAGACTCAATGACCATCTTTTGAACATCAGTCCAAGATAAACCGCCATCAACGGTGCAATTACCGTTCTTGCCCCAGGATTTCCACTCCATTTCAACAGCTTGGTTGCCAGACTCATCTAACTTGCCGCCAGCAGCTAAAGCTTTGACCTGTAAGGTAAAACCGCGCTCACCAACAACATTGTTTTTCAGTAAATTGAGGTATCGCTTGGCATATTCATTATTTCTAGCTAAATCGCGTGAGCGAGAGCGTAATCTGGTCAGTGCAGGCTTTAATTCGCTATCAGCGCTTCTTTCTGATGACTTAAAGTCCTCAAACAGCCGTCCAGTGTTCGCGCCTGAGTAAGATCGCTTAAAAGGGACTACAACAGGCTTCTTTGGCCTGAATCTATCAAAAAACGCCATTAGAACCTCGCCTTAATGGTCGAAGAGCCAGTTTTTCCGCGTTTAGCCAGCTCTTGAGCCTCATAACGCACAACCTCACCCCGATAAAACTCTCTAGCATCAATCAATTCCTGAAATGAAAGCTTAGTTAGTGATCTGCCAGCTATTGAGTAAGAAGAAACGTCTGAATCAGCCTTACCAGACAACAAGCTTTCAATCTTGTCTGCCATTATCTGAGCAAAAATACGGGGGTCAGCGTTGTCATCATCAAGATCGACAAGAATGTTGAAGTCGCCATCATCGAATGTGAGGCGATTGCCGCTAGATGTTTGGGTTATTTCCAACTGCCAGTGGTAAGAGCCAGCAGCAATTGCAGCACTTTCTGTTGAGGAAATTGTGAATAAGTATCCGTCAGCGACTTCTGTAGCAGAGACGGTGAACTCCGCAGCGCCACCTCTACTGAGTCGGGCTACATACTGGGCAGAGTAGAGAGATGTTGGATAGTCGCCAACAAAATCTACGCGCTTCCACTGCACATAGTCACCGACAGTAAACTCTGTAGGCTCGGTGGTGGGAGCGTTTGCCGGGTCAAACTGGTTTGCCATAGATTACCGCCATGAATTAGCAAAGCTACGCCCACCCCTCTTTTTAGGTACAAATGAGCGTTGATTCGGTTTAGCAATATCAGATTCAGATACGACAGAATCCACTACTAAAGGTGATTCGTCAAGTTTATCTGCTAAACCATTGATATTTATACCAATAATAGCATAAGCTGCATAGGCATACACCATGCAATCTAAAGCTTCATTTCTGGCCCTTATCTTCTCAAACACACGTTTTTTATAGCCTTTATGGTACTTAGTGACGATTTTCTCGGCTGTTAGCTGTCTAAAGTACTCATCATTGAGCACATCAGAGAAATGAATGTAACCCGGCCCCATTTCTTGTATTCGCATACGGGCAAACATCAAATCCTTCACCGTATCTACCCCAATTGGGAATAATGGGCATTTTCCGATGTTATTTTTGCTTGGTCTGCCAGCTACAGGCTTTCCTTCTCCGCCCACACCCTTAATTGCAAAGACCTTGCGTCCAGCATTCTTTTTGCAGTAGGAATAGACTGAGTTGGTGAAATGGCCTCCAGAGTCAACGCAAGCGGCGCGGATGGCGATTTTTCGTCCAGTTTCGGTTTCATACTGCTTGGACAACTGGGAGTCGAGAGCAGTCCATAGCTGCGGAGTAGACGGATCTCCGTACAAGGTAATATGGTCGATAACCCAAGACTCATCATCCCTCCCGTAACCTACAATTGTGATTTCTAGTCGATTATCCTGTACATCGACACCAGCAACCAAAATTAAAGCATCTTCTGGCACATTTTCCATTTGTTCACGGCGCTGTGACAACGCGTAGTCATCAACTGTTTCACCGATGTCTGCCCACGTCTGGCCCAAGTAAGTGTTTGTCCACACCCTCAATCGCTCTGGGTTCTTCTTAACGTCCAAGAAGTCTTTCACACCTTGAGAGAGAGGGGTCCAAGGCGAGTACAGGCCAGATATGGCAAACCCAGCAATCCCGTTGAACGGTTTTTCAGCGATCCAGACCCCATTGCGGATAGACCATATCCGGTCACTGTCATTCCACAGCACGCCACAATCTTCACAAAGGTATTGAGCGGTGTCTGGGTTTTCATCAGTCCAAATCACGTTAGACCACTTTAGAACCTGATCTACCTCGCAGTGTTTACAAGGGACGTGAAATCTACGTTTATCAGACCGCTCATAAGCCTCTTCAATGCGGCTGTTGTTTTCATTAGTGGGAGTGGATACGGATATTTGCTTTCTGTTCCAGAAGGTAGCAGAACGCTTATTAGCCAGTTGAATGGGGTCACCTTCACTACCGGCTGAAGCTGGGTATCTATCGACCTCATCACAAAGCACAATCCTTATCGGCCTCGATGCCAATCCAGATGGACTATTGGCACCAACCATTGTGAGGGCACCACCGGGGAAGACCTTGTGCAGTGTTGTATTGCCAGAGTCCCTAGTGCGAGGGTCTTTTACTTTTCCTCTAAGAGCAGGAGTGCTTTTGATAAGACCCGCCGCAACCCTGTCTTTACTGAAAGCTTGAGCCATCTCAAGAGTTGGCTGCAACACAAGTATAGGACTGGGATCATTATCAATGTGATATCCCACAATGTTGAGAATAACCTCGGTTTTACCAAGTTGCGCTCCAGCCATGACCACAACTTCTTGAATTGACGCGTCAGAGCACGCATCCATGATTCCACGCTGGTATTCCGCTCGGCTTGTGTACCATCGTCCCGGTTCTGCACTACTTTGTGAGTCCAGCCGTCTTTCTTGGTCGGCCCACTGGCTTACGCTTAGTCTTGGCGGAGGGCGGAACGTCTCCATCGCTTTCTTCAGGTGAGTTTCCAGAAGTGCTCGTTGGGTCGGTTGATGGGTCATAATTCGCTAACTCTTCTAATGCTTCGTTGATTAAGTCTTCCAAAATGGTTTGGCAAACACCCGCAACCTCCTCAGTTGCTAGGATTGGCGCGCCTTTCGTGGGAATAGATAACATCTTGCTTTTGACAGCGCCGATGACATCAGTCCACGCTGTAACAACGTCTTCTGCCGTGACAAGTTCGCCCCTCACCTTCTGCAACTCAATCTCAGCAATCTGCGCTTCAGCGTTAAGCTTGCGCGTTCTAGCCTCATCATAGCTAGAGCCTAATCTAACACCGCCAGTACTCGGCATAAACATTCCCTTCCATAAAAGGTTTAGTATAGCCCCTAAGTCATTGATTAGGTTAGGGAAATTCTATCTCTAAAAAAACTTTGCGGCGCGCAACTACC